AATAACACTGCCCAACATAACAGCTTTATCGTTCCAGTAAAATCCTACAGCCGTCCAAGAACAGGCACCGACAATATAGAAGAGTTGACCATAAATGGGTAGTCCTGCATTTTGAAGAAATATTCCAAGTACAGCAGCAACTACACCTATCCATTTGAGATAGCTGTCTGGGCCACCAGAGGGTGTGCTAGGGGAGACTTCTTCAAACTGAGCCTGCATTTCCTCAAGTTCTTCTTGCAGTCGTTTTTTTTCTTTTGAGAGTTCCATAGCAAGGCTGGCTGCCTTGCCCATCTGTTTTTCTTCTTTGTATTCTACTTGTGCGATATCTTCTTCTGACATAATCTATTTTCCTACGTTCAATTCATTTTAAATCTTCTATCTACCATCCTGACTTCACTTTCCCCTTGATCATAGATAAAAACTTCTTTGATTGGTCCGTCTATATTCTTATCCCAATAGTCTAGGAATTTGGCAATGCGAGGAAATTCAGGCAACTGGTCTTCTGTCTGCCACATGAATTCTTGAACTATATGTAGATAATCTGGTATGTAATAGACAACTTGAACTGTAGCAACTGTCCATTTGTTTAAAATGTAAGCCAAAACTATTCCTTTCCGGTTGAACCAAATCCTCCATCTCTATCGGTTTTTTGTTCTGGACGAACATCAGTTTGGAATATCATATACGATAGTTCATGAACAAGTTCAGCTTGACATATACGAATTCCATCGAATACAAATTGTTGGTATCCACTTATGTTGTAAACCATCATGTAAACTGGTTCAACATAATCAGAATCTATAATGCCCACATTGTTTGCAAGTGTCAATCCTTGTTTGAGAGCAAGACTTGACCGTGGATATAAACGAATCGAAAAACCTTTTGGAATATCAAAAATTAATCCTGTAGGAATTAATGCTCTTTCGTGAGGATTAATTTGAACTTTTCCATTTACTACTTTTCTGGTTCTCTTGTCTAACTGTTCATGAGAATTCATGTATATATTTACTTCTGAATTCTCTGGTAAAAATGAACATAAGTCAAAACAAGCAGAACCTTCTGTAGCACGAATAGGTTTTTTTACTGCTGGATTTGTTTTGTAAAAATATAAATCACTCGTCATTCTCGACATCAGCTTCCTTCTTATTTCCTATATTATATTTCGGTGTCAACTCCCATTCCTCTTTCTCTTTGAAAGAAAGAATCTTTAATTGACTCAATGGAACTGTAGGTTCTGCTGATTTATCTGGCACTACGAGAGATATCAATTCCCATTCTGAAAGCAAGTTAGCAACCGTATTTCTACGAGCTTCATCGTTCTCAGAAAAATTAGATGTCTTTCCGTCTAGTGCGAAGAGTTCTTTAAAATGTACTATGTAATATTTTCCTTGTTTGTGGAGAATATGACAAGATTGAAATAATGTTTTTTCTTTGCGTGATGCAATTCCGATTCTTGTGAGGGTTTCTCTTACTTTGAGAAAATCATCGGGTTCTTTTAATGTAACTTCAATCATCGATTGGATGATAGTTTCACTCATTTTGTTCCTTTCAAACCACCTAATTCAATATTTTGTCGAATAATGTCTAATTGCGAGTCGTTCAGCAATGTAGAATAATCTCTTGCCTTTGTATAACTGCAATTATAATATTTCTTGATTAGTTCAAGAATATCATTATTTTCGCGTTTAATCCATTTACTCCATCTCTTTTTGGGTCTTATTGTATTTAGTAAAAAGTCAAATTGAAGTTTTGGATCTAGGTGGTTCTGAACATTCATTTCATTAGCATACAGAGCCGTATCGTGATTAAAACTCAAACCACGATTTATGATAAAAGAGATATACTCCTTTTCCACATTTGGTGTTTCATCAATCAAGTTTTTCTTACCATGATTGATTTGATTTATGAAGTCGAATGGGCTCATACAAACTCACATTCTGCCATCAACTCTATCAGACAAGCAACCAAGTTAATCTCTTGGTCTGCTACGAAAGCGGATTTGTATTGATAACTAGCAATAATCAATACCGCTTGTGGTATGGATGATTTCTCCAATACTTCATATAGTTTGTCATAGATTTTACGATAGACAGTAGCAGGGTCATTGTCAACATTAGTAGCGACCCATTTTCTCATGTTCTGAAAGTTCTTTTCTCTCAAAGAAGAAATCAATTGGTCTAAGTTCAATTCACCAATATTTGCTAGAATACCAGAATCAATATTTCCAGAGGATGAATATCTTTGAAGTTCGTTGATTACTCTACGAAAGTCAGGAAAATGTTTGTTGATAAGTTCTGCTACAACTCTCTTATCATGTTCTATATTTTCGGAACTGAGAATGTGTTCGCATCTTTCCATGAACTTAGATGCTATCTCTGGTTTTTCATCTTTGGATAGAACAAAATCGACAACCGCACATCGGGAATGTATCGGTTCAATAATACGATTTTTGTAATTACAAGTGAAGATGAAAGAACAATTATCAGCAAACTTCTCAATGAAACCCCTCATTGCTGGTTGAACAGAATCGGGATTTGAGTAGTCTGCTTCATCAACGATAACAACTTTTCTTGAACTTCCAGATAAAGATGTGGTAGAACAAAATTGTGTCATCTTAGTTCTGAGAGTATCGATCATTCTACCCTCATCAGAACCATTGATGATAATGTAATCGGAATTGGTTTGCTCACACAATGCTCGAGCAACAGTTGTTTTACCAACTCCTGCTGAACCAGAGAGCAACAGATTAGGAACTTTACCTTCTTTAGTTAAATCGGATAATGTTCCCTTGATACTATCGGATAGTATACACTCTGAGATTGTAGAGGGACGATACTTTTCGACCCACAATAAGGAATCTTTTGCCATAATATTTCACTTTCATAATATAAATTATAATCAAATTACTCATCATAAGATGAGTTCGCTTCAAGAGCAATCCAATAGTTTAGAGTATCAGATTGACGTTTGAAATGTGATATTCTTTTAGAGGAAAGGCGAACATCATATGTACCTTCCATTATTTTACTGAGATTTTCCAGTTTGAATATCATACGAAAAGTCTTATCGGTAGAACCAACAACAGTTGAAAAAGAATCTGATGTTACGTTTCCAGTATCGGATACTAGAATATAAATTTCATTTCCATCGCCTTGAACAACAACTTCTGGTAAACCAAGAGTGTTAGCAGCATTGATGGTCTTCTTGAAAATGTCTTCTGACAACTCAAAAGAAACTTCTGCATCTGGAAAGTCTATTTCTTTCTCAGGTGGAGTTTGAAACATTGAACTACTACCACAATAATGATATGTCGATTCATGACTACCATCTTTTATGGATACACTACTTTCCGAAAAAACTAGTTCGGGGTCTTTGAATAAAGAAAGAGTTCCAAGAAAACGATTCAATTCGTAAATTGGAAACGTCTTAGGAAAATCTTCTCCGATTTCAACAGAGGCTAGAATTGTGTTTAGAGGGGATACAGTTCTGAGAGTGCTACCCTCGCGAAATTCCAAACTTTGATTGATGTTAGCATAGTTCTTCAAGAACGATACTGTGCTTTCACTTAACTTCATTGTGTTCTCCTTGAGATTCACGGTTGTAATAATTATCATGTAAGTATAACATAATAATAACATAATGTGCGACTTTTGTCAAGTCGTTTCTATTAAATCCACCCTTCTTACCATAACGTTGAGCGTATTTAATGATGTTACCAATACAGAACCCTTCTCCGTGTCCTGCGTCAGCAATAAACTCTGTTGATTGTATTTTGTTTTGAGCATAATGTGAGATATAGGTTTTATCAATTGCATCCCAAATTTCACTTAAATACTTACCCTCATCGAAAACATAGTCAACTTCATTTTCGTTTCTTCTTGGATTTTCCATTATTTCGTTTTCTTTTTGAATGATTACTTACTTTATCTGAATCTGCTCCATGTGATGCAAATTCAAGGTTTGCTAAACTTGACATTGAACCAGTAAAAACGTATGAACCCATATGTCCAAGTTCCATCCACGGGCAAAGAAATATTTGGTATCCCATTTTTCTAGCAAATTGACAAAAGAAATAATCTTCTGAAAGATATCGATCACTGCCACCAGACACACTACCAAGATATGCTTCTGAATCAATTACAGTATCAAAGTAAGCATGGATGTTTCTATCACCCTTGAAATGTTCAGAACGATTGTGATCTGGTTTGTAACTAAATTGTGGAAATGCTTCTTTGAAATCCAAAAATACTTGTTTCTTAATCATCATAAACCCTGTTCCGATTTCTAACGTATCAACAGGTTCAGATATTTGTATTTTGTGTGTGTTTTCTACTGGATTGAAAACATAATCTCCTGTATATTTTTCTAATACATTCGGGTCTTCATCTGCTAATCCAGAATCAACAGCATTCCGAACTTTTTCCCAAGCAATACATTTTTTAGGATAAGGTCCGCCAATAATATCTTTGTTAAGAGCAGCAAGTGTCAATACGTCATTCGGGTCAAAGTGTATATCAGCATCGATGAACATCAAATGAGTATAATGACTTCTCATAAACTCATCAACCAAATAATTTCTTGCTCGTGGAATCAATGACTCGTTGAAAAGATAGAAGAACTTCAAATCCATTCCATACTTTGTTGCTACCGTAGCAAGGTCAGCACATGCTTTGGAATACATTCCAGAACACATTCCACCATACATCGGCGTACAAACCATTATTTTATTTTCTCGCAATTCCTCGACAGGTAATTTAACTTCCATTATTCTCCATTATAATTCACTAGATATGATAATAGGATGTTGATCGATTGAACAACACCCTATGTTATATATTATGAGTAATCTTCAACTTCTTGGAAACTTGGTTCAACTTCTTCAGTTTCTTCCAGAGTAACAGTTTCATCTAACTTGGAATACAAA